ATGACTTCCGATCAGAAAACTGTCATTAGCGCGCCCAGAAAAGTCTACATAGGAATCGCAGGATCGAATCTCGATCCACGTTTCGAAGCTGTTTTCGACGAGGGTGCCGGGAAGTACGTCGTTCCCCGCTTCACGCGCGAGGTCGCCGAGCAGGTCGTGGCCTGGACCAACCTGATCGCCGAACGCGACGGCCGGAACCCGATCTGCACGTGGACCGACGACGGCTACGTGCTGGTGTTCACCTCCGCCAAGCAGTTCGAGCCGTCCGAGGTGATCCAGCCGGACGACGACGGCCTCTACGAACTGGGGTTCGGCTGGGCGTGGCAGGTCGAGGAGGTCCAGCCGTGACCGACTTGCGCACCCTCGTCGTCACCCCTGACGGCGAGATCGAGGAGAAGTGGTTCCCAGCGCCCACCGAAGACTTCCTGGACGCCCTGCACGCCACGATCAACTGCGACACCGCCGAGGTCGTACGTCTCGGACCAGACGGCCGCCGCGCGTCGATGTGGGTCGACATGGACGCCCGCCTGCCGATGGTCAACGACTACGTCACGGCCTTCGTCTTCGCCTTCAACGGAACTGTTCACCAGCCGTACTACGGAACCGCCGTGTTCCTTGGCTGCCCGACGACAAGCGGGCGCGAGACCGGCCTGTCGGATGAGGCTGAGATCTTCGTGCGCCACTTGATGTTCCGGGTCAAGCAGGGCGACCTCACCGTCCGCAACTTCCGCGAGGAGAACTTCTGATGGGCGAGCAATCCAACGTCGTGCACACCGAGCTGTACGCGTTCGAGATCGACGGTATGACGCTGTCTGGTGCGGTAACCGACCGCGGGGACGGGCGCTGCACAGTTCGGGGCACCTTCGAGGACGTCTCCGACGCCGAGCGGCTCCGGTTCGAGTTCCGCACCGTGCCCCGGCAGGCGTTCGCCGACCTGGTCCGCTCGTTCGCCGACAACGTCGCCCCCGTCCACGGCGGGACGTACGGCTTCATGTGCGAACTGCACGTCGCCGAACTGGAGGGACAGCCAGCCTTCCGCCGCGACGAGAACGCCGGGACCTGGAGTCTCGGCCTTGACGGAATGGAATGCAGCCACGCGGACGAGAATCAGTCCTGCCGCCCGTCCTGGCACATGGACTTCGTCGCCCTGGGCGGTGATATCCAGTGACCGGCCCGGGAGGACTGGAGCGGCTGCTTCGAGGCATGGTCGTGTTCTCGTGGCCAGCGCAGACCGCGCAGTATCCGGAGGTCGGGCCGCCGGGGATCAGCTATTTCCGAGGCGACGTGTCTGACAGCTTCGGTCCCGGCACCTATGTGGACTGCCTGCTGATGCGCGACGACAGCGGCGTCCTGACGGGCATCCTCAACCACTATCCCCAGGATCTTCCCCCGCACGAGAAGGCCGGCGGAATCAACATCTTCGTCTGTCCCGATCAGCGACGACGTGACATCGCCACCGATCTGCTTGACGAGGCGATCCGGCGCTGGCGAGCCGATCTGGCGCCGCTGCTCGTCCGAGGTCCCGCAGAGGGCGACATCTCATGAAGGAACTCACGGTATCCGAAGACGTTTACACCGAGGTTCGGATCTTGGCAAACGCGTGGGAGGTATCGAACGACCGGGCGCTGAAACGTCTTCTGGACTGGTTCCGCGCCGGAGCCCCTGTCCCAGGCGCCGAAGACGAGACAGTACCGGCAGAGCCCGTCGCGCCCACGACGCTTGCCGACGCATCGGCCCGGCCACTGGAGGTCATCGTTCCCGTGGTAGGCAAGTACCGGGGCAAGGTCATCGAGGCGAACTTCTTCTGGCCGAGCGAATGCGTCGAGATCACCACCGGCCCGCACACCGGTCGACGCTTTCTCAGCCCCAGCGGGGCGGCTACGGAGATCGTCAGAGCGATCAACCCCGACGTCCACCCCAATCGCAACGGGTGGGACTTCTTCCGAGACAGGAAGGGTTTTCCGCTGCGGATGGTGCGGTTCAAGCTGCGTGAACAGTCTCCACGTTGATTCCGCCGCCCGGCCCCGGAGGCGGGGCCGGGCGTGCGGTGTCCACGTTGGACTGTGGACGACCCGGACAGGAAGTGAAAGGCACCAACGATGAACACCGACATGCCCGACGCTCTCGCGCAGCGGCCGTTGCACAGGGACGGCCCGATGCCGATCCCCTGGGCGAACGAGCACGAGGAGCCCAACGGCACCACACGCGCAGACTTCACCGCCGTCAACAACGACCGGCTCATCGAGGCGGCACAAAGTGGACTCTGCGGCGCGTGCGGACAAGAACTCGACCACTGGATCGCGTTCATCGGCGACAGCCGAAGCGTCCACCTCCGGACGTTCGGCTTCCCGCCCATGCACGAAGCCTGCGCCCGCTACGCCTTGACCGTCTGCCCGCACATCAGCCGGAAGCAGCACCGCCGGCCACAACCAGCCAGCGTGTTCCGACACGACGCGCAGGCACCGCAGTTCTGGAGCGAACCCGGCCCAGAGATGTGGATCCTCGGGCTCACCAACGACTTCAAGCTACTGAACATCCACGGCTACCTCGTGTTCTTCGCCGCGCAGTTCAAGGTCGAGCACATCTTCGACTACGACAAACGCGGCCACCTGCGCCAGCTGTCCTGACCTCCTGCGGGGGTTCCGCCGCTCACCGGTCCACCGGTGGGCGCGCGGTGTCCACACAGGACAAACAGGCCCGGACAGGCACTGGAAGGAACCGATATCGTGAACGAAGAACGACGATCGATCGGCGAAGAACGCTACGCCGACGCGGACCCGGACACCATCCGCGAGCAGATCGGCGCGGCCCTGCTGGACGAGATTCAGGCGCGCAACCTCATCACCATGGACGACGGCCTCATGTTCATGTTCGGCCCAACCGGCCGGGCGAAGATCCGCAAAATCATCGTCAAGCTCAATGTCCGCGACTACTACGAAGTCGAGGTCGGCTACCTGAATGCCAGGGACTTCGGCTGGAACATCGTCCACCAGGAATCCGAAATCGACGTCGACATGCTGGCGGACTCCGTGCGCCGCCTGGCGGCCAGAGGGCTGGACGCATGAGCGCCCGCGTCCACATCTTCCCCGGCCTCCACGAAGACCCGGGCGACCCAGGCGAGGAGGAGCAGGAGAAACGCGGCAAAGGCCGCCCGCCGATCGGCGGCCAGATCCGCCAGGAACTCGGTGACGACCTCAAAGCCGAGGTCGAAACCTACGCCCTCGGCCACGACATCAACCGCGCCGCCGCGGTCCGCAGGCTGGTCCGGAAGGGCCTGGACCTCGAACTCGACCCGATGAACCGCATGGCCGTTGTCGACGGCGACGAGCTGCACCTGCTGCTCACCCACCTCGACGGCGACGACATTCGCCGCGTCCGCTTCGCCCTCGACGGCGGACTCAAGGTGAAGGTCAACGAAGAGTCGTGGACGTTGCCGTTCGGGCTGCTCCACGACAGCACACAACCGGAAGGACGGTAACCGCAGTGGACGACGAATCCCGCGCGTTCCTGCGCAGAACCACGCTCGGCGGCCCGCTGCCATGGGGCACCCGCGTGCGCGTGACCGGGTTACTGCCTGACGACCCGGACCCGCTTCCCATCGGCGCGACGGGCACGGTTATCGGCGGCAACGGCGGCCAGCTGCGGACATGCTGGGACAACGGCCGGTCGCTGATGCTGCTGGCGGACGACCCCTTCGACGTTGTCGGCGTCGACATCGACGAGTTCGTCAAGGAAGTGCACCGGTCCACGCCTGGGCTCCGCAAACTCCAGCTCACCCGCCACAGCGGCGGGCACCTCGTACTGGGGATGATCTGGGTCCACCGCGAGGACCGGCGACGGGGAATCGCGGAGCTGGTCATGAAGCTGATCACCGAGCTGGCAGACGTCCACGGCCTGGTCCTCTCCGCTAACGTATCCCCACCCGAATCCGAGCGTCCGAGGACGAAGGTCACCCCGCTCAGGCACTGGCTCGGACGTCACGGGTTCTGGCTGAACCGCGACCGCCGTCGCCGGGCAGACATCAGCGAACGCTTCTACCGGCTCCCACGAACCCCAGGCCAGGTCACCGGCCCGTCCGGACCGTGCGTGAGCTGCCGGATGGTCACGCTGACCGGGCTCGCTTTCGTCGGCGACGTTGAGTTCGCGTCCGCCGGCCTGTTCCGGCTCGGGGTCGCCCCGGCGGACGTCGAACAGGTTCTTGCGGCCGCGCTCAGCCGGGTGACGGCCCTACCGGCCAAGGCCGAGCTGCCGGTAGTCGTCCGGGTCTGCCGGACCTGCGGCGACCGCGCCGACCTCGGCGTCGGCCTGTGGCCCGACGTCCCGCTGCACACGCGCACCGGCGGTGAGCAGTGACGGCCCCGGCGACCAGCCCGGCCGCGGAGGTCGGCGCGCTCGAGGACGGCGTGACCGAGCTGCCGGACGACGAGCTGCGGGACCTGGCCGCCGCCCTGGACAACCTGGGTGTTCGCGTCCGAGCCGAGCTGGACGCCCGCAGGCGCGGCCGAGCCACCGCACGAACGCCCGACGGGGTCAGGACAGCCGCGTCCTGCACGTTCTGCCGGCGGGTCTATCTCGCCGATCTCATCTCCACGCACCTGCTGATGGACCACACGCGTGATCTCCAGGCGTGGCGCCGCGGGCCGCGTTGACCATGACCAGGCCAGGAAGGCACGCTGATCGGGCAACCGGCTCGCATGGGCCGAACCGGACAGGAGGAATGTTGGCTACCGAAATGCCGGAGGAAAGCAGGGGGAAGCGTCGCCGTCGACGCTGGCCGTGGATCGTCGGAGCCGTAGTGGTTCTGATCATCGTGGCGTTGGGGATCGTCGGCGCGAACACCCGCAAGACCGACGACAACGCAGCGGCCAGCCCGCCGCCGTCGGCGCCTCCCTCCTCGACACCAGTCCCGCCGACGAGCCCGGCCCCGCCGAGTTCATCGCCGTCGGAGCCGAGTACCGGGAAGCCCAGCTCCGCTCCTGCGACGGCGGCTCCCAGTCCCACGGATGCACTTCGGACGACGTTCCGGACCGACCATGGCGATCAGCCGTGGTTCACGAAGATCACGAGTGTCGATCTGGACGGGCGCGGGGTCATCGGACGGTCCACGCTGGCTAAGGGCGATCAGGCCGCGGTATCAGCCTGCGAAGCGTTGCGCAGCGCAGCGACGAAGACGCCGGTCGATTTCCAATCGGTGGCCGTGAGGGATGCGCAAGACCGGACCCTCGCGCACTGGAGCGGGCTAACTGGGGACAACGCCTGCACGGCCTGATCGAGCGCTGATGAGCCCTCCTTGACGATGCCCCCGGCGCACCGTGCCGGGGGCATCTTGCTGCACGAGGCAGCGATAAGGTCGACAGCTGAGACGATTGATGCGTCCTGAAAGGCCAGCCGATGAGCAGCGTCCGTTACCTGGTCGTCGATCCAGATGGCACGATCACGTACGGGCTCACCGCCACTGGCGGGGAGTTCGCGAAAGCAATCCAGGAGAACGTGGGCGACGTCAACGTCGTCGAACGGGTCCCGGTGGATGTCGATCTCGCGATGTACCACTGCCGTCAAGCTGCACCCTCCGCGCTGGTGAACCTGGTAGCCGCCGTGGTCGTCACAGCGCACTGGGGCCGTGCGCCCGAGCGCTACACCGGCACTGTCGTGTTCTCGGGCGGCGGTCCAACCGGACAGGAGTCCGCTTCCCTCGGCGAAGAGACTGAGGAGTACGTGCGTGGCCTCGCTGCCTTCGCGTGCAGGCGTTCCGGTCTACCTGGCACTAGGCCGAAGTAGCCGTACCTAAGCCCGTGACCAGGGCTTTGACCACCTGTCACCTGCTGGTGGACACCACCCGGTAGCCTTGAAACGCCCGGAGGCTACCGGGGCGGCGCCTCGCTGGGCCGCGCAGGCAACTCGGCGACGGATTGGGTGGTTGCGATGGAAGACGGCGAGTACATCGGCCAACGCGTCCGCGAGCTCCGAATCTGGCGCCATAAGAGCCTGGAGGCGACAGCCCAGCTTGCCGGCATCTCGTTCGGCTATCTCGGCCAGATCGAACGCAACGAGAAGTCTGTCGCTCGTCGTCAGACCATCGAAGGCATCGCGCGAGCCCTGAAGGTCCATCCCAACGAGTTCACCAACAGGCCAGTTGGACCAGGTAGTACAATCAGCAGCGCGGCGCATGCGCGCCTTGAGGACATCGAAACGGCGCTGACCGAGTACTGGCCTGGCGAGCAGCCAGATGACGCACCAGCACGGCCGTGGAAGCAAGTCCGAGCCGACCTGGCCAAGCTGATCGACGAGCTACGACCGCAGTCGCAATACGAGGCAATGGCCGAACTTGTCCCCATCCTCATTCGGGACCTTCTCCATTACGTCGGGAAGCCCCAGCAGCGGTCAGCGGCCTTGAAGGGGCTCATCGGCACCTATCACGCGACTGGTCGCGTGACGTCGGCACTGAACGCCGAACACCTGGGATACCTGGCTTCGGAGCGCGTTTCCCAGGCCGCCAGATTGCTCGAAGATCCCGAGTGGTTAGGCGTGGCCGCATGGACACGCGCGCACTACATCTCGTCGTTGTCGCGCCCCCGCCAGTACAAGTTGGCCATCGAGGCCGCGGAAGCCCCCGGAAGCCGACTGGAGTCCCGAGGCATGTCCCACCTCACGGCTGCACTTGCGGCAGCTGCGCAAGGGGACGAAGACACAGCGACAGCGCACTTGACCGAGGCCGGCGGAATGGCCGACAGCCTCGGGCTGTCGAACAGCACGTGGGGCGCCGGGACGATGAACTTCGGCAAGTCCAACGTGGGTGTCTGGAGGGTCTCCCTCGGCGTCGAGCTGGGCGCCGGAGCTGGGATTGCCGAAGTCGCGCGAGGAGTCGACTGGCAGGCGATCCCCATGTCTCGTCAAGGCGCGTACTGGATGGAACTCGGGCGCGGACTGGTCGAGGACAAGCGGACTGTGAACGAAGGTCTGGAGGCGCTCCTCAAGGCGGAAGAACTCACGCCCGAGCAATTCCAGGCTAACGCATTTGTTCGAGACGCTGTCGTGACGATGCTGGCGAAGGCTCGACGCGATGCAGGGGGCCGTGAGCTGCGAGGACTTGCCTACCGTCTCGGTGTGGCCCCAGCCTGACCTACGCCGATCGGGTGAAACAGCCCTGGTTTGTACTTCTAGTACAGGAACGGTCGTTTTCGGCTCCTAACGTCTAACTCCCATACAGGAGGTTAGGCGATGAACACGGAGCGCAGCGCCCTACTGGACGGCCTCGGGTTATACGACGATCCCGACGTCGGTCCAGCAGACGTGCGCGATGCTCTGGCGGTTATCGATGTGATCGAGAAGGGCCTCTTCGTCTACAAAGGACCCGGCCAAGGCACCGACGACCTGTTCTTTCGGCGATTCACCGGGTTCTACGTCGATCACCTCTGGCTCGACACGTCCAAGGAGGGCGTATCACTCGGCCTCCGGTATGAACGTCGCGGCTATCCCTGGGCACGCGGCGATGAGCCCGAGCCCCTGCGCATCGCAGGACCTGGAACGGTGGTCGACGTGGCGCGCATCGTCACGATCGAATGGGCCACTCTCCTGTAATAACAACGATTTCCGACCTGGATCACGGGTGCCCCCCGCCTCGTGATCCGGGTCGGTTCCACGCTTCGAGGTGTACCCGATGAACGACACGAGCAGGCCCGCTCCCGCCCACGTAACGGCCGGTGATCAGGCGTGAGCCTTCTACAATGGGAAGAACTGCCTTCCGAGGTGCGTTCGAAGATCGAGGATCGGCTGGGCGCCAAAGTCAGCACGACAGTGGACAGCACCGGAGACGGGCCGCACGACTATTCCGGAACCGTGCATACCGCGATCGGATCCGCATACGTGCTGGCGGTAGAACAGGGAAACCAATTCGGGACCGAAGCCATACAACGGGAGCTTCGAGTACGCCAGCTGTTGCCCTCCATGGCTCCGCGATGCATCTGGACCTTAGGAAGTCTCACGTGGACAGTCGCCGGTTACGAGTCGATCGTCGGCGACCATCCTAAGCTCGGTCCCGGATCGGCGGACTTGCTGCCTGTATTGGACATGCTCGTCGACCTATCGGAGACTGGCGCGTCGTACCTGCATCCAGGCGACGAAAACACTTATCGACGTACGTCACAGTTTGAGAGCTTGTCGCCTAGACTTTCCAAGGAGTCCGCGTGGCGAACTCTGATGACCTCCTCGGCGCGCGTACTCGACCCGTGGGAACGACGCCGAGCGACAACCTTCAGCGAGTACGAACTGCTGCTCTTAGAAGTGATGAGCGGCGGAATGGCGGCAGTGCACGGGAATGTCTCAGCACAGTCGATCCTGCTTAGCGCGTCCGGTCCGCGATTGACCGGCTGGCACGACGTCGCGAAGGCACCTTCATGGGTCGATCCCGCCGTGTTCGCGGTGCAGCTCGTGGTCAACGGACACAGTCCAGAAGCTGCGGATAGCTGGGTAGCGCAGGTGCCGGCCTGGAAGCAAGCGAGTCCAGACAGCATCGACGCGTTCGCCGTTTCCCTGCTGGGCCGCTGGATCCTGGCCAACCGACCGGCGCCGCTGCGGACAGCGGCGCGCCAGTATGTCGCACACCGGCTCGACCGAAGACGGTGATCGACTGGACATCCGAAAGTCCGGCTGAACAGACGCATCTCATCCCGACTCAGTCCGACGCCGCCGGACGCCGACTCCACGAATGGATCTTCAGCCAGAACCCGACGGTTTTTCTGCCGCAGGAGATCCATTGGCCACACCAAGACCCGGACAGGAAGTAGCACATTGACACGCGCGGAGAGGACGTCATGCCTAGTGGACGACATGCCGCCAACCCCGGTACCGGTTCGCAACGGCCACCCGGAACCATCGGGAGCTGCGGACTCATCCTGCTCATTGTCGGTTGTGGCGTCATGGTCGCGGCCGCGTTTGTCGCGGTCTACTACGCTACGCGCTTACTGCTCGGACTTCCGCTATGAGTGAAGGACTTCAGTTCGAGTCGTACATCTCTATTCCTGAGGGCACCGAGATCGCGCACGACCTTCTACCTGCGGATGGAAAAGTAGCCCTGCAAATCGGTGCCGCCTTCGGCCTCTCCGACAAATCACTCCTATGCTTGACATTCGATGATCCGGAGATGTTGACCAAGTTGATCAAGGTCGCACTATCCGCTCGGGCCGCACTCATGACGAGCCTCGGCAAACAGCTGACATCGGGCGAGGTGTCCAATGCCGTGCTGCTACCTGCCGGGAGCGGACAGTCCGCAGAAGTGTTCGCCACTTTCGAAGAAATTTCGGGATCGTCATCATCGAGGAAACGAGGGAAAGTAATGAGCGAGACCTCTGCAACTGAGCTGAGGGGCCAAGGGCTGGTATCGGAGCAGCTCTTCGAGCAGCTCGTCCGGCGAATCGTTCGTGAGCAAGCCACGACGACCGAGTGGGCCACGCGGATCGTGGACCAGGCACTGGCGTTCCTGGCCGCCTGCGCCGTGTCGACCGAACCTCTCTCGCCGAGCAGCACCGTCGACATCGGCTGGCACGCGTTCATCCTCTACACAAAGGAGTACGCGGCGTTCTGCCAGCGAGTCGCCGGTCACTACCTCCACCACGACCCCACGCCGATCGGCGTCACGCCGAACGACCTGGAACCACAGGAGAATGTGGACCGCTCGGTGCGGGCGATCCGAGACGCCGGTTTCGCAGTCGACCCGGAGCTGTGGGACGCCTCAGCGAAGTGCTCCCAGTGTAAGCAGGGGTGTACCCACTCCGGCGGGAACACCGGGTGTCACCATCACCCGGTTCGTACAGATACGGTTACCGCGTGATCGAGCGGTTCGGTTGGGATGCCTTGCCCGAAGCTGTCCGGGACGAGGTTCAGGCGCACATCGGCGACGTGACCGTGATCCGTGACGTCGCCGAGGGCCAGAACTGCAACCTGGCACTCGTCGTGCGAGGCGACGCGGGTGAGGTGTTCCTCAAGGGCGTCGTGGGCATCAGCCCGCGGATGAGGTGGCTTCGCAACGAGGCCGCCGCTGGCGACCTGGTACGCGGCATCGCGCCGTCGACTAGGTTCAGCGCCGACATCGAGCCCGAGTGGTTCGTGGTCGGGTTCGAGTACGTCGAGGGGCGGGCCGCGGACTTCACGCCGGGCTCGTCTGATCTGGAGATCGTCGCGAGCACGGTCGCCGAGATCAGTCGGCACCCGGCCGGGCCGGCGGCACCACTGAGCGAGCGTTGGGCCTCGTCGGACTGGTGGGTCAAGCTGGAAGAGGTGGCGCCGGACCAGGTGGCCGACTGGGACCTCGAAGCGCTCACGAAGTGGAGTGCGCTGACCGCTGATCTGGTTGGTGGGACTTCGCTCCTTCACACGGACCTCCACGAGCACCAGTTCCTCATCAGCGATCCGACGGCATCGGTTCGGGTGATCGACTGGGGACGGCCAGCGGCTGGCGCAGCATGGGTTGATGACGCCTTCCTGGTCATTCGCCTGATCGCCGCCGGGCACCAACCGGCCGAGGCCGAGCGGTGGGCGGCGAGCATTCCGAGCTGGTCCGCTGGCAGCGACGAGGCCGTGACCTCGTTCGCGTGCTACGTGGCCGGCCTGTGGAGCTATCGGGGCACGACGTCCCCGTTCCCTGGTGCGAGCGGGCTCAGCCGGGCCGCGAAGACATACGCGCGGTACCGGCTGGCCAAGTAGCCAGCCTCGAGGCAGGCCCCGGCCGCAGGGGCTAGGGCCTGCCGCGGTCGCACAGACAAGTCCGGAACGGGTCAGCAGACGCCTCACGGCTGGGCAGGTACCCGGTCAACGGCGGCTTTTCCCGGGTCGAGGTCACCTTCTCCGTATCGCTTTGGCAGGCATTGGAACAGTGCCACGACGCGCCGGTCCCCGCGCCGCTCGGCCACATTCCGCCATGGCCTGCCGCTGAATTCGCGAGATCACAAATAGAAAGAAAGTCGATGTTTCAGCCCGTCAAACTGCATGTCGTCGCACTCAATCTCAAGCGCGGCGGCTACGATCGTGTCACCCGTCGACACGATCACGCAAAACTCCATACAATGCTATCCGGTTTGAGCACGCCGCCGCACATCCTGTTCCTTTCCGAATGCACCTATTACACAGAGCCAGCATTTCAAAATGAGCCGCTGTTCGACGCACAAGAGACACTCGCGTCCCTGTGGGGCTACAGCGAAGACAATGCGGGAAATACCTTCCCGAAAGCGCGATACGACGCATTCATTTCGAAGGTGCACGGTTCTGTGAACGTTCCGGGCCTGTTCATCGATCCCCGCTACGTTCGACCACTTCGCTGGTACGACGAGACTCAGCGACGCAGCCTGGCGAACTCACTAACGGCGCGCATCAATGGTCACGACATTCAGCTGAAATCGGTCCACTGGAACGGTTCCTGCGGTTCGACACTGTTCGACCAGCAGTCCTCTCAGGACGGACAGATGGCGCAGCACGCGGCGATCATCGGCGGCGACTTCAACGCCACCAGCTCGCATCCGAGGGAGAGCATCCCGGCTAACTGGGGTGAGCGCTGTGACGAGCAGGGGCAGGCGCAGAAGCGCAGCCAGAAGGGTATTCGCGGCCCAGAGGGCGTGTGGCGTGTCTACACGGACCCGATTGACAGCTTGTTGGAACACGGCTGGTGGGACGTCGGCGAGAAGGCGAAGGACTTCACCGTAACCGTTAACCGGTGGGTGGACGGCGGCTCCGGCCTACGGATCGACCGCATCATGGTCAGTGACCGTGCGCCGGTCCGGCTCGTGCCGAACTCCTACAAGGTGCACGTGCCGAAGCCGGGCGAGAAGGAGCTGTCAGACCACCGGATGGTCTCCTGCTGGTTGGAGGTCGCACCCGCCACCGCCGGTTCGCGATGACGTACACCCGGAGAATGCAGACGGTCGGCAGCGTGATCACCGCCTGCCAACGGGCTCACGGACTTCCGGAGGACGCGGACTGGACGATGAACGTTCCTCCGCTGGAGTGCTCCGGCCTCTTCTTGCCGCCGTACCACCCGAGCCCTCGGGCTGCATGGGAGGTCATCGAGTGGTATGCGCGCGGACTGAACCTCATAAGGGCAGGCGCAAAGGTGGGCATCACCAGCAACACCGCGATGGATTGGATGAGGCGCATCGGAGCGCCACGGCGAAAGTCGTCGAAGCGGTGAGCGCGCAGGGACCCCGCGGATTCGGCCACTTCTGGATTCTGCTTGGCCTGCTCGCTTTCGTAGGCGTGGTGGTGTGGGTCGCCTGGCAAGCAGCGAGCCAACCTATCGCCGGCGTCGTGTGACGGGCCGAAAGAACAAGGAAACACAGCAGGGAGACGTCACCATCTTCACCTTCGTCACCGCCAATCTTCTCAATTTCGACGGCAAGGATCCTCGGGAAGCTGCCCGGTACGGCCAGCTCACGACGTTGCTGCGCAGGCAAAAGCCGGACTTCCTTGCAGTGCAAGAGCTAGTCTCATCAGGCCGAGACAAGAACATCGAAGGCCCCGCGACGAGACGTAACGAGGCATCGCGTGCGTTGCTCAGTCTCGCCACCGCTCTTGGAATGTTGTGTGACACGAGCTTCGTTCCTGCCGTGGCGATCAGCCCCACCCGACATCACACGGGTCTCCTGTGGCGCCCGGGGATCGACGTGGTCCCGAACAGCTTGATGCGGTACGACAGCCATATCTACGGCAACTCACACGGCTTGGTAGCCGCAGTTTTTACCGTGGACGGCAGGAAAGTGCGCGTCGGGTCGGCGCACCTGAGCCATTGTGATCCCGGCATGTCCGGCGGCTGGAAGGATGCCGGGCTCGTCATGCGAGCGTTCAACCGCAATGACGGCATCCCGGGTATCGTCGGCGGCGACTGGCAGGGAATCGGCGCCGACGCGACCTACGATCCGGACCCGTACGCGGGAAAGGAGTGGGACCAATCCCATTCTTACCACTACGACCGTGATGGCAATGTTGATCGTGACGCGGCCATTCGTCTTGAGCACCACGGGCGGTTCCGTGACTGCGCCCGGCTCCTCGAAGCGAAGTGGCAGGCAACTACCGGACATCACGAGACCGACACCAACGAGCCTCGCCGGATCGATCGCGTCTACGTCACGCACGACGTCCCAGCCGACGCGGTCACCAATTATCGAGTCGTTGACCCATCCGAAGTGGGCCAGTGTACGGACCACTGTCCGGTCGTCGTCGACTTCGACGAGAGCAGGCTTCGGGAATGCTGAACGTAAGACTCTATGAAGCCGAGAAGAATGGTGACCTTGGAAGGTATCTCACGAAGCTCCGCCTGCCAGCCGTGCCGTCTTACGGTGACGAAATCTTGAGAGGCGACCCAGCAGACCGTTTCGTAGTCCGCGGTCCAGCCTTCTATTATCACAGAAAGAACAATATCGAACTAGCGGTCGAAATCTTAGCCTTAAATAACTGTGAACGGCGACGACGAGGATCAGCCCGGATATTTACCCTGTGGTGGGCCGGGTACGAGGTGGCGAGGCAGGTCGTTACCAGGGCGTCGTGACACCGGAAGAGATCGGGTCGACGCTCGACACGTACGTCAATAAGGTCTGCCTCGAAGGCGACGACCGGCTTACGGAGTTCGAGATCCTGTTCGACGAGATGACAGCCATGGTCGGGGTCGCGACCACCGGCATGGGCTCGCAAGAGGTGACGGCCTTCTACAACGTCGTCGGTCAGATGCACGAGACGCTGAAAGGTCTACTTGGGCTGCTCAACGCGCTGGGTTCGGCCAAAGACGCAGTAAAAGGTGCGCTGTAGCGGCGCTCGGCCCTTCGACGACGAAAAGCCCCGGCCCCGCCAAAGGCGGAGCCGGGGAATAGGTTTTCGCGACACGGTCACGCGCCGAGGCTAGATTTAGCTGGGCGAATCGTCGATTGGGTGCACGCCGTCGCTGGGTGCCAACCGGTCTCCGTTGTCGTTGCGCGGGTCGCTGACGGGGGTCACGAGTGGCTCGGCGTTGGCCAGCACGTGTAGCTGTGACAGGACGGCTGTGACGGCGGTCAGCAGTGTGGCGAGCGCGGCGACCAGGTTGCCAGCCACAGTAGCCTGCTGGGCGTTGAGCACGCCGAAGGACACGGCGGCGGTGATGAGCGTGCCTGCCAGCGTGCGCCACGCGCCGGTGCGGATCGCCTCGAGGATGGGACGCGGGCGTCCGGTGCTGGTCGTCATCAGCTCTTCTTCGCCTTCGTCTCCACGCACAGGCTGTACGGGAACTCGCTCTTCACGAACGCCGTGAACTGGTCGACGCCGCCGGGTGCCTCGATGTACGGGCGGGCCGCGTCGGCGGCGACACTCGTCCAGGTCTTGTCGATCGGATACCCGGGCTTCGCTCCGCTGGAGATTGCCATCAGCCGGACCGACTCGGCCGGGCCGATGGCGCACTTGAAGGAAAGCCAGGCGCGTTCGACGACCGTGCTGACCGAGCCGACCGGCACGGTGAACACGTGGCAGCGTTCGAGGAGCTTGCCGCCGGAGTCGCGGCCGGTCCCCTGGTAGTCGTGCGGAATGGCGGGCATGGCGTCCTCCTCGGGCTCGTCTCCGCTGTCTGCACCGGTCAGGAGCAGAGCGGAGAGGTTGTCGGTGTGGTCGAGGTCGACGGACCCGGACACCCCGGGGACACGGCCTCGGCTGGTGTACTGGTGCAGGTCGACGAGTCCGCTGTAGCTGGTGATCGTGTGCCGGGCGCCGTCGTTGGGGCCGTAGGCGGCGCACCAGGTGCGGTCCCAGGCGTAGGGCCAGGTGTCCGGGCGGAGGCTGGCCAGCCAGGACGCCGAGGCGTACAGGACGACGAGCGGGTACGCCTGGTGGACGGTCTCCAGGAAGGTCCGCGCGAACGCGGGCCGCGCGGCGTACGGGATGCCGGCGGTCTCCAGGTCGAGCGCGGGCGCGAGCTGCCCGCCCAGGCGCCGGTACTGGCCGAGGAACGCGCGGGCCTGCGCGGCGGGGGCGCCGGGCTGGGCGAAGTGGTACCCGCCGTACGGGATGCCGCTGGCGCGGCATCCGGCGACGTAGTCGTCCGCGGGGACCTGGGCGGGGCCGAGGCCGTCGCTGTACTTGATGTAGGCGGCATCGACGGCGCCGCGCAGCGCCGTCCAGTTGGTGACGGGGTTGTACTTCTTGTAGAGATCGATGATCAGGGCCATCGGATCACCTCGGGTTCCTGGTGCTATCCGGTCGGCGTGGGCGGGACGTCGGGTTCGTTCGACGTCGGCGGCGGCTCGGTGGTGGGTGGGGTGGTCGGCGGCGGGGTGGTGGCGACGGCGCACAGCCAGGTGTCGGCGGTGCCGCCGTCGGCGAGCTGGAGGCGCAGTTGCGTGAGCTGGCCGCCGCGTGGGCACAGCGCGTCGGGGTGCTCGGCGAGGTAGGCGGCGAACGCGGCTTCGATCTGGTCCTGTGTGGGCGGTGGCCCTGGTGGACCGCCGGGTCCGGGTGGGCCGGTCTGGCCGGTCTGGCCGTCTTGCCCGGGGGTTCCTGGGGCGCCAGAGGAACCGGGCGGTCCGGCGGGCACGGGGTTGACGGCCAGGTACGCGGCGAGCGCGGCGGCGAGCTGCTGCTGCGTGGGGGCCGGCGGGATGACCGGGTTGGCGGCGAGGTACTGCGCGACGGCCGCGCCCAGCTCGGCGGCGGTCGGTGTTCTCCCGGCGGGCAGGTTGGCCAGGACGCGGGCGGTGGCGGCGGCCACGAGGACGTCGGTGTCGGATCCGGTGCCCGGCTGCGGGATCGGGATGGGGGCCTGTCCACGCTGGACGAGTTCGGCGTTGGCCTGCTCGCCCTGGGCCTTGGACTGTTCGGCCTGCTGCCGCAGCGCGGCCACGGCTGCGTCGGTGGAGGCGGCGCGCCCGTAGAGGTTGAGCACCCCGACCCCGGTAGCGAGGCCGACCAGCAGGGACACCGCGACGCTGGCGAATACAGCCCACTTCCACGCCCGCCGGACTTCGTCCCGCGCGGCCTGGCGGGCTTGGCGGGGAGCTTCTTCGACCGCTTCGTGCACGCCGCGCCGGAGCTCATCCATGCCCGGTGCCGGGTCGGGCTCGCTGATGTTCATTCCCCGCGCCACCCCCGCCGTCTCAGCTCGGTCTCGCGGGCGGCCAGCAGCTCATGCAGGCGGGTGGTTTCGCGTTCGGCCTCGTCGCGTTGGCGGCGCAGGTCGCGCATGGACTCTTCGATCATGTCCAGCGCCTTGTCCGTCTGGCGTCCCGGCGATGGCACGGCGGTGCTCGCCGTTGTGGAGCTGGCGCGTTGCTTGATCTTCTCCACCGCCGCCGGCATGACCGCGGTGACGGCGGTGACCAGGGCGGCGAACACCGCGAGCGCGACGGCCAGCCAGGACGGGCCGACCGGTGGTGCCGCGTCGGCGGCCAGCTGCACCACGAGCCGCCCCCTCCCGTGTCGGCGGGCGCGGCCTGCGCGGCTACGACGGGAGCGGCGGGGCTCCGGCGATGGTGTCCCAGACGGAGTTCACGGTGTACTGGATGTCGCCGTCGTCGGAGGCCATCGTGATGACGGGGTTGGTGGCCACGGCCCAGGCGAAGCGGGTTCCGTAGTTGCTCGGGTCGGCGAACACGTTGGTCGCCAGGCCGCGCCGCAGCTGCGTCCGCGCGGGATTGTTCGGGTCCTGGGGTTCGCTGCCGACGTCCTTGGCCGCGGTGGACACCGCGGCCTGCACGCGCCGGATGAACGGCGGGAAGCTGGCGAGTTCGGCGCTTTCGGCGAGAGTCGGTGCCATCGCTTCTCTTTCTGTCAGGCGGATTTTCCGAGCACCAGCCATGCCCCGGGCACGGTGGCGTCGATGTGGACGATGTCCCCGGTGGTTGGGGTGTAGCTGGCCAGGCGCGGCAGGGTCAGGGAGCCACCTTGGACGGTGACGATCACCTGGGAGCCGGAGACGCCGGTGACGGTGCCGGTCTTGCGTCGGGCGGCAAGCGCCTGGTCCACGACCCTCGCGACGGCGTCGGCGATGCGCATCGAGTCCTCCCTGCTGGGTCAGGTTTCGGCCGGCAGGTCGTCCGAGCGGGTCGTGATGGACTGCGTTCCCTCGGGCGTGAGCGGGATGGACAGCTTGTCGATGACGTGGCGGGTCTCCCCGGCCCGAGAGTCCTGGGCGGTGATGATGTCGCCGGTGTCGAGGGCTGGGTTGACCAGCGTCTCGATCTCGATCTGTGCGGAGGTTCCGCGTACCCGGGCGAGAAGCGCGTCGGCGGTGGTCTGGCACTGCGCGACGGTGGTCAGCAGCTCGCTGGTGTAGAAACGGGGCTTCTTGCCGAACGGGCCGCCGTAGTAGGCGGGGCTGGTGGTGTCGGTGGCTGTGGCGTACACGGCCGGGACGCCGTCGGTGCGCTGTCCGCTGGCGACGATCCGGTTGTAGACCAGCTCGCGCGACAGCGTGTCCTTCGCGGTCAGCAGGTTCCCGCCGTTGCCGGTGCGGACCGTCCACACCGATGCCTGGTTCAGCGCCGGTTGCGGTCGGATGACCAGGTGGCCGACCGGGTCGAAGAACGCTTCCGCGCCGAGGAAGTCAGCCAGTTTCTCGACCGCGTCCCAGCGCTCGCGTTCGATGACGATGACCGACGCGACGAGCCCGGAGGAGGTCTGATCGACGACCTCGACCTGTGTGCCGAGGGTTTCCCGGACCAGGCGCGCGATTTCGCCGACGGCGGTGGCGTTGGCGATGGTCTGGGCGGGGATGTCGAGCCGGTCTTCGGCGACCCGGGCGGCCGGGTCGACCACCTTGACCGTCAGGTCGCCGGAGCTGGAGACCGGCCGGGTGCGCGTCGCCTCGTCGAGGCTGCCGTACATCAGCGGCACCCACTCGGTGTTGCCCGAGGTCAGCACGATGCCGTAGTCGATCTGGCAGGTCGAGCCGTAGGGGGCGAGCAGGTCGGCCGGCGATCGTGGCCACCAGCGCGGGTCCGCCTGAAGGGTGGCGCTGCGGCGGGTCTTGCTGGTGGCGTCGACGTCGACGGAACCGCCGGAGATCGGCAGTTCCAGCACGCCATAGGTGGGGCTGTACACAGTGGCTCGTGCCTGCATCGAGTGCGACTGCGCGAGCGCGATCCGAGCCCCGGTGGACAGTGGCCACATCGGCGCCCCCGATCATGCGGTGAGTTCGCTGGGTGGCTGCACCTCGTGGAACGGGGCGGTGAGGATGCGGGTCTGCTGGTAGGCGCGCCGGTTGCCCGGGTCTTCGGTGAGGTCGCCCAGGGCAAGCCACAGGCCGGTGCCGTAGCCGAATGCGGCCGGGGTGCGCAGGTAGACCGGCTGCAGGTCGGCGAACATCGCCAGCAGCGCGTCCCGTTCGGCGAAGGACAGCGCGCCGATGGACAGGTCGCCGGTCGCGGCCCGGCGCTGCGCGGAGGACACGATGATCGGGTAGGAGGCGCCGACGGGATAGAAGATGCCGCGGTTGGCTTCCCGGGTGCGGGTCGGGACCGCGCCCACCTGGACGGTGACCGGGCGGGTTGCGCGGGCGGGGTGGGTCAGCCAGGTTCGGCCCAGGCTCAGCAGGGTCGCGGACTGGCTGGTCATCGCCCCGCCCATCGGGGCCGGGTTGACCACCTGGTACCGCACGGGCACGTCGAGGGGGCATTCGCCGTCGTCGATGACCAGCAGCGGCGCCAGCGTGGATTCCGAGAGCCCGGGTGCGCCGACCCACGTGCCGCCGTAGTCGCTGCCGTCGAAGTAGCTGCCGGACGTCGGCTGGGTCTCGACAGTGACCCCGTCGAGGGCCATCACCCCGGCCGCCGGCATCCCAACCGCGATCACCTTCATCGTCGGGGTCACCGCACCCGGCGGGGGCACGAGGGTCACGACCTGCCGGGAGAACTGCGACACCGACATGTTGACCTGGTCAGCGGTCAGCGCCACGACGGCCGGGGCCAGCGGGACGCCTCCGGCGTCGGTCCAGGTGATCTGGACCGTCACCGACGTGGGCCGGGCGGAGAACCGCAGGTCGAGCCCGACCGTGACCAGCGCGGCCCCGGGGACCGTCGTGGGCACGGTCAGCCCGACCGGCCCGGCCGCCGCGATGGTGGCCGTCAGGTACGCCCCGCCGCGCGGGGCCGCCGCGCTGGCGACGCGGGCGAGAGCCGGGTTGCCCTCGCCCGGGACGTAGCCGTTCAGCCCGGTCTCGAGGCCGGGGTTGGTGGCGTAGTTGTACCGGGTCGGGCTCGGCACCCACAGCGGGTTGCCGCCGCGCACCGGCCACAGTGTCCCGTCCGGGTGCTGGCGGATCAGCTGCACGACGGTGGCGCTTGGCCACCAGGCAGTGACCCGCATGACGCCGGCCTCGGCCACGGGCAGGAGCGAAATCCCGCCGCCGGGGTACGGCAGCGGGAAAATGCTCCCCGCCCATGGCCGTGACGCATACGCCAGCGACGGGTTTCCCGCGTACGTCCACTTCGTGGTGCCGCCGGGGATCGGCGGGGGCAGCTCCTGCTGTCCCGGCAGGGTCGCGGCCTCCGGACCGACCCCGGCCGCGTACGGGGTGCGGCCGTAGGGTTCGCTGGCCCACGCCATGCCACCACCGCCTTCTAGATGCGGACACCGCGCGCGATGGCGGTACCGGTGTCGTGCTCGCTGCGTTCGATCTGGCCGTCCACAAAGGCCCGCAGCCCGTCGTCGCTGATGGACAGCTCCCCCACGAGCCGAACGGGCTCGTCGTTCCCGCGCAGGGAACCGAAAACGTCGCGGGCGGTCTCGTGCGGGACGACGAGCTCCGGCTTCCCGGTGCCGTTGTAGACCGGCGTAAACCCCGGCTGGAGCCATCCGCCTTCGTCGTACCAGTGGTGGGCCTGCCAGAAGCTCTTCGCGCCGAGCGGGTCGTGATAGCGGCTGGCGATGTAGGACAGGCCCCATTCCGCCTGCCCCGCCGGGAAAGCCGAGACCGGCCCGTAGATGCTCTCCATCTGCTGGAACAGCCCGCGCGCCGAGCTGGTCGGATTCGCCGCGGCCGGGTTCCAGCCGGACTCGTGGCTGATCAGCCACGACAGCGCGTCCCACTGCGGACCGGAACCCCAGCCGTAGCGTCCGGCGACCGCGCGCACGGCCGCCACGACTTCGGGCGATCCGCTGGCGGTGGCGGTGCTGGCGAAGAGCTGGGCCAGCTGCTGCACGCCGACGTCGCGGGCACCCTCGATCGCGGTGCGCGCGACCCCGGCGCCGTCGACGGCCGCGACGTTGCCCGGGAAGAGCCGGACCGCGTCCTTGGCCTGGCGCAGCGCCTCGGCGAAGTACGGGCTGACCAGGGCGGCCGGGTCCAGGCCGCCGGCACCGCCGGACACAAAGGACCCGCCCACGACCGGCAGGAACGCGTGCCCGGTGAACTGCGAGGAGTCCGCGCCGGACGCGCCCGGCCCGACCTTCACCGGCACGTTGAAGGTCTGGGCCTCCAGGTTGACCCCGGCCAACGTCCCGGCCGTGTGGTGGGAGTTGTAGCCGGTGGCGAACGCCGAGCCGAGCCCCGGGGCGAACCCGGACCACGGCTGGCTCGCCGCGACCCCGAGCCGCCGGTACGGGCTGTCGCCGCGCAGTACGTTCGACACCGCCGAGAGCAGACCCGAGCAGTCGTACCCCGCCGGGCCGGAGGCACCCCAGACGTAGGGCTTCCCGGCCTGGGCGCGGGCGAACGACAGGCCGCGCGTGATCGCGGCATTAGCCTGGCTGCCCGTGTCGGCGACCAGGCCGCCCCGGGCATACCCGGCCGCGCGCAACGCCTCGGCCTGGCCGCCGTTGAGAGCGTCCAGGAACGGCACGATCCGCTTGGCGATGGCCGCGCGCACCACGAACTCCCCGCGCGAGAGCCTCGCGAGGATCGAGTCCGAGGTGGCGGTGCCCGGCCCGGAGACCGGGCCGCCGGTGGCGAACCCGATCGGGACCGGCCCGATCGGATGGTTCAGCCCGAAGTCGGCGTTGAGCTTGTTCCAGGCTGCGACGAGCCCGCCGTTGAGCGGCCACTGCAAGATCCAGCGCACCGGATTCCCGGCATAGCCGGGCATCTCGGCGAACCGGCCCTGCACCCACCCGGCGGTCAGGCTCACTGCTGCGCGCAGCGCGCCCAGCCCGGCCACCAGACCGGACAGCGCGCTGTTCTGGGCGGTCACAGACGCCTGGACCACGGCCGCCAGGGCCGACCAGGAACCGGCCATCGTGGATTGAAGCTGGGCCTGGCGGGCCACGATGACCGCGACCCCGGACGCCACGGCGGCCGAGGTCGCCAGCCACACGGCCACGGCCGTGCCCTGCACGCCCAGCAGGCTCGTGGTCAGGGCCAGGTCGGCAGCGGGCAGCAGGGTGCCGGTGTGCAGCTCCAGCAGCTCCAGGGCGGGCAGCAGGACGGTGGTGACCGTGTCGGCAAGGGCCGCCGACGCCGCGGTCAGCGCGTCGGTGGCCTGAGTGGACGCCGCCGGGTCCGCCGCCGTCGCCGAGGTGGCAACGGTCGAGGCCGGCGCCGCGCCGACGATGCCGCCCGCCGCGAACCGCGCCACCAGGCCGCCGCTGGCGGCGGCGACCGGTCGTCCGGCTCGGGCGGCGGAGTTGGCCGCCAGGATCGCGGCCGGGCCGATGGCGCGCACCAGCTCGGGCACGAGCACCGCTTCCCCGGGCGAGAGCAGCGCGCGGACGCTGTCGCGGCCCGGGGCGTAGCCGGGCAGGACCCCGCCGCGCGCGAGCTTGAGTTCGGGCAGCTCGTCGACGCCGGGGATCAGGCTTGCGGCGGTGTTGTAGACCTTGCGCAGGCCGTTGTTCCAGATGATGTCGATCACGAGCTGGATCGGCTTCTTCAGGAAATCGACGATCGTGTCGAACACGCTCTTCGTGACGTCGCGCAGCTTTTCGAACCCGTCGCGCACGTCGGCGAGCCGATCACCGAACCAGCCGAGCACCGGCTTCACGACGTTGGTGTAGGCAGCAGACACGGCGCTGCCGATGGCGTCGAAGACCGGCTTGATCCCGTGGTCATACAGCCAGATCGCCGCGTCGCCGACGATCCGCAGGGCCAGCGCCCAGCCGTCGAAGTACGGCTTGAGCAGCGTGGACCAGACCCAGCCGAGGAACGATCCGATCGCCGAGAAGGCAGGCTGGATCGCGTTCGTCCACAGCCACGACGCCCCGTTGCCGATGAGCGTGAAGACCAGCACCCAGGCGTCGAAGTACGGCTTGAGCAGCGTCGTCCACAGCCACGAGAAGAACGAGCCGATGGCGCTGAACGTCGGCTGGAGCGCGTTGGTCCACAGCCACGACGCGATCGCCGCGACCAGACGGAACCCGACGACCAAAGGTCCAATGAGGACAGTGGCGACGACGGCGGCGAGGATTCCCGCTGCCTGGCCGATGAACGAGAAGGTCGGCGAGAGGATGTTCGACCACAGCCATGAGGCGATCTGGCCGACAAACCTCAGTGCCGCAACGATTCCGTCGAACGCGGGCTTGAGGATGTTGACGTAGGCCCACTGCGCCGCGTTCTGGATCGCACCCCACAGACCGATCCAGAAGTCACGGAAGCCCGCGCTGGTGTTCCAGAAGTACACGAACGCCGCGACCACGGCCGCGATCGCGCCGACGATCAGCCCGACCGGGTTGGCGTTCATGGCCGCGTTAAGCAGCCACTGCGCCGCCGCCGCGCCCTTCGTGGCCAGCTCGTAGAGCTTGATCGCCCCCGACACAGCCGCGTATCCGGTGGCGAACGCGCCGATGGTGACGGCCATCGGGGCGAGCCAGTCGGCGTTCTCGCGCACCCACTGCACGGCATCGCCGAGCGCGGGCAGGAGAACCCCGCCGAAGAAGCTGACCAGGCCGGTTTCGAGGGTCCGCTGAAACGCGACGAGCCGCTGCCCGGCCGAGTCGTTGAGCGTGGCGCCCATCCGGTCGGCGGCTCCGGCGACGTCGCCGAGCGCGGCCACGGCCTTGCTCGGGTCCAGCGCGAACAACGCCTGCCCGAGGTCTTCGGCTTGGGTGCCGAAGAGCGCGACCGCTGCCTGTGACCGGGCGACCGGGTCGGGCATCGCGCGCAGCTTGTCGAGCACCAGGTCCAGCGCCTGCGTGGCCTGCGGGCCGCCGCGCGCGATCTTGGCGGCCATGTCGGCCGCGTTGAGTCCGATGGCCTGGAATCCCTGCGCGGTCAGCTTGCTACCGTCGACCGCCCGGATGCTGAATTCCTTGATCGCGTCGGCGACCAGATCGGAATTCCGCGCCCCTGCTTGCATTCCCTGCACCAGCAGCCCGGTCGCCATCGAGGCGTCGAGACCGAACTTCTGGAACTGCACCGAATACTCAGTCATCGTGTCGAGCAGGTCTTGCGACCGGTCGGCGCCCTGCTGGAACCCGCGCGTGAGCACGTCGAGGGCTTCGTCGGCGTCGCGCGCGAGCCCCGTCTTCATCAGCTGGCCCACGGCCTGGGTGGTGCCGCCGAGGTCCTGATCGAACGCGGTGGCCAAGTTCAGGACCTTCGCGGTGATACCCGCGAGCTGGTCGTTGGTGGCGTCCTCCATGACGAGCCCGGACTGGATGACTCCGCGAATGGCCTCGTTGATCTGGTCGAGGGAGTCGCCGTACGCCTGCGCGTACAGGGTGCCGGCGACCCGGCCGAGGTCGGCGGCCATGTCGGCGGGCGCGCCGAGCTGCGCGGCGAGCTTGTCGCCCAGGCGCGCGTTCTCCAGCGTGTCCATGGCGATCGACGCGGCGTTGCCGATCGCGGTCAGGCCGAAGGCGAAGCTTCCGGCCTGGCGGGCGGTGTCGGCCAGGGACGAGCCGAACCCGGCCGAGCGGCGTTCGGCCTTGTCCACCGAGACCGTGACGGTGTCGGTGGCGTCGGCGGCGTTGCGCTGGGCCTGCTCGAACTTGTCGGAGGTCGAGGCGGTGCGTTCCTGCGCGGTGGTCAGGGTCCGCTGGGCGGTCGCGAGCCGTTCTTCGGCGGCGGCGAGCGCGCTGGCTTTGGCGTTGCCCGAGGTACGGGTTTCCTCGAGGCGGGCTTCGGCGACGCGGACTTTGCCCGCTGCGTCGGCCTCGCGGTTGCGGGCGGTCTCCAGCTCGCCCGCGACCTTCTTGACGTTCTCCTTGGCCGCCTCGATGCCGGTACCCAGTGCGGTCCCGGCGCGGCGGCCGGCGTCCCCGGCCGAGCGCTCCAGCTCGCGGCTGATCTGCGCCCCGGCGCGGGTTCCGGCTCCGGCGGCCTGCTTGGCCAGCTCGGCGCCCCAGCCGCGCGCCGAGGGCAGGGTGTCGATCCAGACGACCTCGCCGGAGTTCACCACGACCGCTCACCCCGGCTCCCGTGGAACGAGGCCGCGCGGGCAGGCCGGTTATGCGGCGGCGGGACGGGGTTTGTACTGGTCGAGGTAGGCGATCACGTCAGCGGCGTCGACGTCGCCGCGGTCACCGATGCGGTCCTTGTCCGGCTCGCCGGGCCGCGAGAGCGGGCGCGGGCGGCGCAAGCCCTTCATCCCGGCGCCGCGTCCGGTGACCATCGTGTTCTCCGCCAGCCGGTCGGCCACAATGGCCAGCAGGTATTCGACGTCGGTCCAGGCGTGCCCGTGCACCGTGCGGTGAAACGCCGAGGTCGGCGGCAGATGCTCGATCAGCACGCGCAGGTGCCGCAAGCTGATCTGCCCGCGCCAGAACTCGGCGACGGGGTTGCGTGGCGCGTAGGTCGCGCAGAGGGCGGCTTCTATCGCTTCCGGCGCTTCGCCGAGGAGGTCGAGCGCCGTGTAGGGCGGCCGTCTTCGTTGTCCTGCTTCATCTTCTGCATGTACTGGTTGATCGCGAGGATGACGTACCCGGCGCGGCCACCGGCTGCGACGAATGTGGCGTACTGGTCTTCGCCGAGGTAGTACTCGGCGACCTCGACATCGGTCTGCATGTCGAGCAGACCGTCCTTCCAGTCGTCTTCGGCGGTGATCGGGTCGGTGCAGGACCACTCCTGGGCCTTGAAGGTGAAGGTGAAGTGGTCGGCGCTGCCGGTGGCTTCCTCGCGCTGGGCGAGGATGGCGTCCATGTCGATGGTGGACAAGGCGGTGTTCTCCGTTCGGTGAGCGTGGGTGAGCGCACGAAGGAGGGGGCCGATGTGGACCGCTCACCACTTGTCCACATCGGCCCCCGATCAGGGGCGGCTTACGAGCCGCTGGCGGCGGGAAGTTCCCAGCCTTCCTTGTAGACCCGCAGGGCGGAGTAGCCGTCCGAGCCCGGGTAGGCGGTGATCGTCACGTCGTACCCGATCAGCGTGTCGGACTTGTAGGTGACCTCGCCGCGTTCGGACACCTCCGCCATGGGCAGAAAGATCCGGCGGTGGTAGATGCCGTCGATGACGTCGATGCCGAAGCACCGCAGGTCCCGTTCCGGCTTTCCCTTCTCCACGAACGACACCACGGCGTCCTTGCCGGTGCCGGTCTGGGTCATGTCTTCCAGCCCGACGCGGTAGTACAGGCTGATGGTGTCGAACTTCGACTCCCACAGCGTGGCCTGATAGGTCTGGGTGGACTTGGTGATCTCCGACCGGATCGGCGTCGCGGACTGCCAAGGCGTGAAATCCTCCTTGTCTTCGTCGCGGCCTTCGACGATCCCGTCGTCGGAGATGTAGCCGAGATCGCGCATGGCGGCGTTCCACGCCTCCATCGCCGTCGCGCTCGGCGCGGTCGTCCCGAGGGGGCCGACGTAGAGCGCCCCGGTCACGCCCAGGCGCGCCAGGGCAGAGTTCTGTGCCACGGGGTGTATCTCCCTTGCGGTGCGGGGCCCCGGGTGAGCGATCGGGGGCGCGGATCAGGACGTGGCCGGGCCTATGCGGCCCGGATGGTGAGTTCGGCGGTCAGGCCGCTGCGGTGGACCGACGGGTTGTAGTCCGGCCGCCAGGACGGGCCGGCGGGTTCGGCGACGTCCGTGACGTGGCCCCACTCGTTGCCCTGCCCGGCCAGCGCGTACAGGTGGCCGGACACAGTGGATGCGAGGTCGGTCGCGGCGGCCCGGGTGGCGGCGTAGGTGTCGATGTCGACACGCGGGCGCCACAGCAGCGGCGCGGTACCAGACCAGGGGCGGGCGAGCTTCGGGCCGGGCAGGCAGGTGACCTGCACGACCGGGAGGGCCTGCTCGAACCGGGCGGGCAGCTCGGCCACCACGCGGACTCCGCCGAGGCGCGCGGTGAGCCAGGCCACCACCAGCGCCTCGGCGTCGATCACGTCGCGGCGGTCTTGGCGGCGGGCTTGCGGGCCGTGGCCTTCTCGCCGGGCTCGTCCTCGGCGTAGCGGGCGCGACCCTCGTTGACCATGACGGCCGCCGCGTCGTCGTCGACGTCGACGGTCTTGCCGATCTTCGTGTGGTCGCGGCTGAACGCGACGATCACCTTGGCCACAGTGGCCTCCTCTACTTGCTGCCGGCGGCGCGGCCGAGGGCGCGGTGCCGGGGAACGTTCTCGGTGCCGTACTCGCCGTAGGGGTCGTTGTGCACGACACGGGCGTAGGCGCGGCCCTTCGGCCGGACGCCTTCTTCGACGGTGACGGTGGCTTCGGATTCGGCGGCGTTGAGGTTGGCGCGGGTGCGCGCGGCGATCTGGTCGGCGACCAGTCGCAGGCGCTTGCGGACCGAGGGCAGCGCCACGATGCGGCGCCAGTCGCGGTCGGAGAGCTGGAGACGAGGCATCAGCCGCTCACTTTCTGGATGTCGACTTCGCAGTGGTGGACCGCGCCGGGCCGGATTGGGTGCGGCCAGCGGGCAACTTCCCCGACGACTTCGCAGGTGCGCCCGGCCCATTCGACGCGGTCGGTGGGTTCCAGGTCGAGGTCCATTCCGGCCGGGGTGTAGATGCGCCACCCGGTGGTGACCATGTCCCGGGCGTCCCCGGTGGCCTCCGTGGACGATCGCGGCTGTACGCACACCCCGGCCACGACGGTGCGGGTACCGGCGGCGTAGTCGAGAACGTCGGAGCCGTAGCGGTCCTGGGTGACCTGGGGGCGGACGAGCGTGACCGTGTCGCCGAAGATCACGTCTGGTCCCCGCGGTTGAGCCGGTGTGCCTCAACTGCCGTCTTCCAGGTCTGCGGCATTTCGGCGTCCGGGGTGGTGTAGGAGACCGACTCGCCGCCGACGGTCATCGCGGACACGCCCGGCTGGACGGTCAGCAGGTAGCGGGCCTCGGTCAGGACGGCGTCGGCGACCTCGTCGGGGATCGGGTCGTGGCCGTGGGTGTAGACGACGCGGACGGCGTCCAGTTCGTCCGGCCAGCAGGTCCGGCTGTGCAGGACGCCCAGGCGGGACCAGGTGAAGTCGGTGGCGGGGCGCCCGTGGACCTCGACGGTGGTCACGGCGAGCACGGGGGCGGCCGGGAGGAACAGCACCGTTGCGCCGTACCCGTCGAGCCAGATTTCGTCATCAGCCACACGCGACACCGAGTGCCGGACCGCGCCACGGAACCGGGCCGAGGCCGACGCGAGCGCGTCGGTCACGGCCGGGTCGGCGGCGTCGCGGCCTGCCCATCGGGCCAGCACGGCCGGGTCAGCCAGGAGCGGGAGAGGCATGGTGCTCCTCCCTGGTCTTAGTGAGGTCGGCACGTACGCCGTCGACACCTGTCGGTTATGCTCGCGATTGTCAGTTGCTTACGTAGAAATTCGCTATACGGGCGTTCAGTAACGAGCCGGAGTGGCGCGAGCGAACTTTCGGCTGCCGCGGCTCTATCTTGTAACAAGCTCAATCAGTATTGCGACCCAAGTGGGGAGGCTGTGCACGGGGCTCAGACGACCTAAGTCGGTGATAACTAATGTTAGACATGAGTCCGAGAGATCTGCTCAATCCAGTAGTTCTGTCCGCATCTCTCTTCATCGAAGGCATGACCCCCAGAGGTCAGAATGAAAAAATGGCAAGGACATCGAAGTCTTATTCGGTACTGACGTCGTTGCGTCGCCGACTAGGATTAATTGCCGTAATCATCTTCTCGTTTCCATACTTGGGCGTGAACGCTATGTCCAGCGTCGTACATGACGCTCTGGAGAATCTTAGTGTGGCCAGCCTGGTCGTGATTGCGGTCGTCACATTGTGGCGACTGTCTTTCTTGACTAAGATCCCGTTGTCTGCAGCACCATTATTCCCGGCCCCACTTCGGCGCGCCCTGCTGTCGGTTGCGCTTACATATTTGGCAATCTGGCTTCTGCCGATTGGTAGTGCCTATTTTGACGAGAACGGCGGCATTCTCCTCAACTTTATTTGGGGTTTGTCACTTTTGTGGCTTGGCCTCTTCTTTGTCACGATGGTACTGGTGCTTATCCTGACGTCCTTCGGCGTCGACGAGGCGCATCCCCTGATTGACCCGATCGCTGCGATCATTACTGCGATTGTCATCTACTGGATACAGAACTCTCGCCTGCCCAACACTAATGGCGTCCCCGTATCAACATTGCGTTTGATCTATCTATCTGCACTTCTATCGATCATTCTGATATCATCAGTCGAGCTGGTTCGCATGCTTTTTCGCGGACACAGACTCGGTAGCATTCCGGTTGAATCGACCGAAGAAGAACTTTCCGTTGACCTGCGTCGGCACATGAACAAAATGACCATTATTGGCACAATTGTAATCATCATAGTAATGATAAAGATTACTTGACGCCTCGACAACTGATTATCGAGTGAGCATGTCTTGCGTGGCAAAGTCGGTCACTGATGGGCAATGGTTTTGGCTACAGTTGGACTCATGCCTCGGACTTATTTCGGACCGCGCGGACCTTCGTGTGCGCCTCGGCACGCTTCTGTTCGGGCTCAGGCTCGACGGGAACGCCGCCAAGCCGCTCGGCGTCCGCTTCGGATAGATTCATGATCGTCTGGTGACCGTTTACGGTCACGTGGTATTCGCGCACTTCCGCCATGGCGGGGGCCTCCTCGATTCGCTCGTCGACGCCGGTGGTGGACGTGGCCATTCCGCAGGAGAAGTCCAGGCTTCCGCAGACGGGACAGCCGACGTCGCCGCGCATCAGACGAGGGTGACCTTGCAGAACGCGGACGGCTGGATGACACCGAAACCGGCGCGCATCTCCGCGAGGATCGCGACCAGGTTTCGCACGAAGAAGTCGGCGTGGCTGTCGGTGACGGTGATGCTCGACTGCTCGCGGTCCCACAGGATGGCCTTGCGGAAGTCGCCGACCCATGCCTGTCCCGGGGTGGTCGCTTCGGACTCGATGACCGGCAGGCCCCACAGCGGTGCCGTGCCGTTCACCCCGGACGGGCCGCCGAAGTAGAACCGGCCCTGGTTGTCGCTGATCTCGTCCAGGGCTTCCAGGTCGTTCGGGTGGATGACGACGCCGTTGGCCACCGAGCGCCCGACCACGCGGACCTTCGTCTTGGCGCGGCGTACGGCCAGCAGCCGGCCGAATCCGGCGGGCTTTCCAGCCGGGTCCGGGACGGCGGCTTGGGTCTGGGTGCCGGACACAGTGGCCAGGCCCTCGAAGTCCTCGCCGGTGCCGGTACCGGCGATCATCTGGTCCTCAAGCTCTTCTTCCAGGCCGACCTCGAGGAAGTTGTCGATGAGCGTGCGGACCTGCGCGGCGTCGCTCAAGGCTCGCTTGGTGACCGGGATCCAGTGCGCAATGGTCCGGACCGGGGTGGTGACCCGGACCGTGGAGAACCCGCTTTCCGGCTTCACTCCGGCCTGGGCCAGGGTGACCGCTGGGTCGCCGGAGCCCACGGCGGCGGCCGTGACCGCTTCCGGGACCGGCTTCGCGGCGTTGTTCCAGCCGGTGACGCGGGCGTACTCGATCTGGTCGGACGTGGTGGTGCCGCCGGTGACGAGCTGGCGCAGGGTCAGCGGGCGGAAGAAGCGGTCCGGCCCGACCAGCAGGCCACGGTAGTCCTCGGTGCGGAACGCGCCGCCCGAGGTGGGCGAGAGCCCTGTGACCAGGTCCTTGTACCCGACGGGGCGGGACTGGACCCGCATGTCCTTGGCGAACATCCCGTTCGGGGCGGAGGCCAGCAGGTCCTTGTACTGCTCGGAGGTGATGAAGGTTTCGCCGATGCTGGCGCGAGTGCCGGCCTTGTAGCCGTCGCGACCGGCCTGTTCCTGGCGGTTCTTCTTCTCGGCCTCGGCGTCGACGAGGCCGACGGCGTCGCCGAGATCCTTGATCGCGTCGCGGACGGCGCCGTCGGCCTTGGCCGCGTCCAGTGCCTTCTTCGCGTCTTGGGCCTTGGCCATGGCCGCGGTGACGGCGGCGCGTTCGTCGTCGGTGAAGTCGCGGTTCTCGTCGTCGGCCTTGGCCGCGATGGTCTTCGCGTCGTTCAGGTGCTTGCGCAGCTCGTCAGCGAGCTGGGCGATCTTGTCGCTCAAGGGGTTCCTCAGTTCGTGCGCGTGCGCAGACGAAGAGAGGCGGTTCCCTTGCCGGGCGCGCGCACTCGCCGGAAGGGCGAGCGCGTGGCGGGGCCGGGCGTGGCCGTTGTACGTCAGGCAGATCGGATAGGTCAGGCGGTGAGCGGTTGCGACTCGGCGTCCAGCAGGGCCAGCGATGCCCGCAGCAGGGCGGAGCTGGCGGAGCTGGCGGAGCTGGACTTGGTGTCGGCCGGCGGGGCGGGCGGTGTGCTCGCGAGACCGGCGGACTTGTCCGCGTCGTCGCTGTCCAGGGTGGACAGCACGGTCTCGATGGCGTCGGTGCCCTCGGCGATCTTCGCCAGGGCATCGCGCAGGGTTGTCTCGTTCTTCGCCGAGAGGACGCGGCCGGCCTTCGCCGACGGGCCGCCTTCGGGTGCGGGGCGGGGCTCGGTGTCGGCGGGCGGGTTCTTTACGGTCAGCAGCTCGGTGTCCTGGTTGGCGCCGATCAACGTCGGGCCGACCTCGTAGAGCTTGAGCTTGCGCAGCTCGTAGTAGCCCTCGCTGCCGCCGTCGTCGTCAGTCTTCTCGATCCAGCCGCCCTCTTGCACGTCGTAGGCGAAGGAGAACTGCCGGACTCGCCGTCCCTTGAGCAGCTTGTAGACCTTGCTGGCCTTCGGCTCGTCGAGGTCGATGCGGGCGCGGACCCACAGTCCCTCGTCGCGTTCCTCGGCGTCCTCGACGTAGCCGATGTGGTACTCGGGGTCATGCGCCATGTGCGACCAGAGCACGGGAATCGGGTCTCCGGAGGCTTTCCACTCGGCGAGGGTGTCGGCGAATGCGCCGGGCACGATCTTGTCCCCGACCGAGTCGACGTTGTAGGCGGCCACAATGGCCTCGAACACGCCGTCTTCGGTGCCGTCCTGCTCGCCCGCGGCCTTGATCCGGACCGGGCACGTCTTCTTCCTCATCGCGTGACGCCCTCCAGGAGTCTCGTGGCGGTGGCGAGCACGGTCTTCGGCTCGGGGGCGGTGTCGGTCGGCGAGGCTTGGCCGCCGGTCAGGACATTCAGCGGGGTGACCAGCTCGTCGCCGCCCTCGATCTGCGGCAGGTTCACGCGGGCGCGGGCCTCGTTGCGTGTCATCCACGGCGCACCGGTTGCGGTCTGGAGCTGGGCGGCCTGCTCCTCAAAGGAGCCGCGCAGCTTCTCGGCGAGGTTGAATTCGAGATAGACGTCCGTCGCGTCCGGGAAGTCCGGCAGGAGCTGGAGGTGCAGCTCCTCGGTGATCATGGTCAGCCAGGGGCCGAGGGTGTCCTGGTACAGGTTCTTGTGCTGCTCGGTGATGTTGCTGTACGTCGCGTGGTCCAGGATTCCCACCATGGGCAGCGGAATGTGGAAGCTGGAAGCGACCTCTTCGCGGGTAAGCTTGCGGGCCTCGATGTACTGCGCGGCCTCCGGCGTCACCGACGCCGGGACGAATTCCATGCCGTCTTCGAGGATCGGCGTCCCGCCGGCCCGCCCGCCCGTGCCGGTGTACTGCTCCTGCCACGAGCGGCGGAACCGCTCGCGGGCGGTGCTACCCCACTCCGGGGCGTCCACCGGGCGTTTGAGGTAGCCCATGAGCCGGGCACCGTTGCGCCAGAGCTGTTCGCGGTACTGGCTGGCCTGGTACTCCTCGGCCAGGATGCGCCGCAGCGTCTCCATCGGCGAGCAACCCCACCGGTTGTCCTCCGGGTTGTAGCCCCGGAAGTGCACGACCTGCGCGGCCGGGATGTCGCGGTAGCCGGTGGTTCCCCGGTACCGGTAGGTCTCCACCGTGAACTGGTTCGACGAGATCGGCGTGACGTAGCGCGGATCGAGCCGGACCAGCGCCGGGACCGCCGTGGTGGTCTTGGCGAGGATCGCGTTGTCGTAGATCGCCAGGTCCGAGACCAGTGCCTCGATCAGCCGGTAGCGGGTGGTGAACGGGTTCGGGCGGGCCAGCAGCGTCATCAGCGGGTGGTCGGCCAGCCGTTCGCGGTCCACATCGGACAGCCGCCGGTAGACGTGGATGCCGAGCTGGGCGATGTTGCGCGCCAGGAACGAGACGACGGTCCGCACCTGCGGCTGCGTCCGCCAGATCGTCGCGTAGTCCTGCGCGAGCCCGTCGCCGAGAATCACGGCGCCGCCGGTGGCGATGGTGGCGGTCTGGTACTGGTGCACCGCTTCCAGCACGCCTTGAGAGATCACGAAGGGCATCAGCCGGACCCCACGATCTGAACCCAGTTGATCCGGTCGCGCTCGATCACGACGTCGCCGTCCATCGCGACCGCCTCACGGCCGGGCTGGGCCAGCGAGGCGGACCGGAGGACCAGCAGGCGGCGATGGCGGCGCCACAGGATGCCGGTGACGGCCTGGTCGTCCACGAGCGACACCACGACCCGCCGCCGGGCGGCCAGCCTCCGGCCCCGGATCTCCTCGACCGCGTGCCACAGCAGCGACACCGTCAGCAGGATCACCGCGAGGGTGAAGATGGCCAGCTCCACAAGCCCGTCCCCTCACACGATTTCGAGGTCGCCGTCGTCGTAGACGGAGCGGCGGGGCGGGGTGTAGTGCACGGCACGGTCCAGCGCCATGATCAGCGCCACGACCCCGTCGATCTTGTCGCCGGAGTTTCGCTTGCTAGGCTTGACGTTTCCGGCCGCGTCCATCTCCACGGCCAGGTTGTCGACCTGCCAGCGGATCGCCGGGTTGCCGCCGTGACGCAACCGGGGAACCTCGGCCGTGCCCTCAAGCGCGAGCCGCTGGAACTCCTTCGTCGGGGCCGACATCGAGCCGAAGCCCTGGCGCATCTTCACCAACGGCGCGCCGTCGCCGAGCAGGTCGGACACCAGCTGGCTGGAGTTCCACGGGTCATACGCGATCTCCCGGACGGCGAAGCGCTCGCGGTCGAGGTTGATCTGGGTGCGGATGTAGTCGTAGTCGGCGACGTCGCCGGGCGTGGCGACCAGCAGGCCGCGGTCGGCCCACACCCGGGCCTGCCCGGCGGTGCGCCGGTCGATGGCCTCCAGCGCGCCTTCCGGGCACCACAGCCGCCACAGCAGGTCGTGCCCGCCCTCGCCGTCAGGGAAGCACCAGGCCAGTGCGCACAAGTCCGAGGTGGACGCGAGGTCGAGCCCGCCGTAGGCGATGCGCCCGGCCAGCGTGCGTTCGTCCACGATGGACGCGTTGCGGTCCCAGGCGTCCAGTTCCAGGTAGCGGGTCTGCTGTCGGGTCCGGATGCCCAGGTGCAGCCGCAGGAACTTCGCCAGGTCGGCCGGCGAGTTGCGCGCCTCGTTGGCCGCGTTCTCCAGGTACGCCCGCGACGGCGACACGCCGAAGCCCGGGTTCGCCTTCTTCCACGTGGCTTCGGTGAACGGGTCGTCCTCGGCGTCGGCGGCCCAGATCACCCCGTACATCGAGGTGTCCTTCAGCGCCCCGCGGGCGATCTGCTCGACGTAGTGGCGGCGGCGGGCGTAGATCGTCTCTGACCGGCCGTCGTCGGCGGTGGTGATCGTGAACACCAGCGGCTGTGTCCGCGAGCCGGTGCCAGTCTCCACGGCCTCGACCAGGTCGGGGGTCTTGTGGACGTGCAGCTCGTCGATGATCGCGCCGTACACGTTCGCCCCGTGCAGCACGTCGGCCAATTTGGACACGACGGCGAAGTAGCTGCCGCTGGGCTGGTGGATGATCCGCTGCGCGAGCGCCTTCACGTACGGCGCGAGCGCGGGGCTCTTCTGCGCGAGCTGCCGCACCGGGTCGAAGCAGTACCGCGCCTGGTCCCTCCCGCTGGCCACGGCGTAGACCTGCGCGCCCTGCTCGTGGTCGGCACACGTGAGGTAGGTCGCGAACCCGCCCGAGAGCGTGGTCTTGCCGTTCTTACGCGGTACGTCGACGTACACGCGGCGGGTGACGCGGACCCAGTCGCCGTCCTCGTTGCGGTACACCCACCCGAAGACCGGCGCCAGGATGTAGGCCACCTGCCACGGGTCCGGCCGCAGCGGCTGCCCGGCCCACTTGCCTTGCGTGTGCCGGAGCCGGGCGAAGACGTCGAGGACGCGGTCCACCCGGGCCGGGTCGAACCGCGCTCCGCGCCGGGCGCCGCCTTCGGGGGTCTTGATCGCGGGCGGGCAGTCCGGCAGCGGGATACCCCGGGAGTGCAGGTACCAGCCGACTTCGGGTGAGATGTGCAGCCGGGCGAGGGTGGCCCGGCTCGGCGCACGCTTAGCCGGTACCTGCGAACGGGTTGCCTTCGTCGCCACGGCCGGCCCCGTCCCGCTGCTCAATCCGCGTCCGCGCCGACGGGGTCAATCCGAACTCCTGCGCGAATGCGCGGATCACGTGGGCGGAGTCGCGCTGGATGACCAGCGCGGGGTTCCGCACGAATCCGCCGTGCAGGCCCTTCTGCAGGACGCCGGTCTTCGCCACGAGCGCCGAGGCGCGGCGGTGGGCGACGACGGCTTCGCAGTAGCAGAGCAGGGTGTCTCGGTCGCAGGCGTGCGCGATGCCCATCGCGGCCAGCTCACCGACGGTGTAGTCCCAGACCTCGCGCACCGCGTCGGCCACATCGTCTGGACATTCCGGACGCCCGGCGCGCGGGATGGGCTCGTGGTGGTTGTAGCGCTCGGTGTGGCGGTCGCCTTCGATGATCCGCAGGGCGGTGGGCTTGGGCGGGACGCCGCGTCGGCCCATGTGGATCAGCCTCCCCGGTGCAGGTCCCACAGCTGCGCCCGCAGCTCGGGATCGGTGGCGAAGCGGCCGGTCACGGCGGTGGTGACCATCGCCGCGCCGGGCTTGCGGATGCCGCGCTGGGTCATGCAGCCGTGCTCGGCACGCACGATGCACGCCGAGCCCTCGGTCTTGAGGTGGGCGTCGACGGCTTCGGTGACCTGGTGGGTCAGCTGCTCCTGGGCCTGGAGCCGGTGGGCGAAGACGTCCAGAAGCCGGGGAAGCTTCGACAACCCGGCCACTGGTGCCCCGGCGACCGGCAGGTACGCGATCGTCGCGGTGCCGCTGAAGGGCATGAGGTGGTGGGCGCACATCGAGGTGAACGGCACGCCGGTCACGGCGATCACGCCGTCGGACCGGTCGACCGGGAACGTGCGCTCCAAGACCTCAGCCGGGTCCTGGTCGTAGCCGCAGGTCAGCTCGGCCCAGGCACGGGCCACCCGTGCGGGGGTGTCGCGCAGGTTCGGCTCGTCCGGGTCCAGGCCGCGTTCGGTCAGCCAGGCGCGGATGCCGGCGGTCAGGTCGGTGGTCATCGGCCCCTCTCGTTTCCCCAGGCCAGCACGTGTACGCGGCTGCCGAGGTTGAAGCCGTGCTCGATCACGCGGTCGGCGATGAGCCGGGTGTGCGCGGCGATAGCCTCGACGCTGGTCCCCTCCGGAGAGATCCACACGGGCCGGACCAGCTCGTGACGGGTGACCAGCTCGGCGGCTTCGTCCACATCGGCCGGGGTCGCGCACACGAACTTGAAGACCGTGCGACCGCAGCGGTCCAGCGCGGCCAGGACGTCGGGCTGGATGCGGCGTTCGTACGGGTCGCCGGAGTGCGCGAGCTTCGGCGAGACGTTGAACCGGACCCCGAGGTCCGGTTCCAGGGTCGCGGCCGTGGGCGAAACGGTGCCGTTGGTCTCGATCTCGATGTTTACTCCGGCTCGCCGGAGGTCCCGCAGCAGCCGTGTCCATCCGGGCTGGTGCTGGTGCAGCAGCGGTTCGCCGCCGGAGATCACGACGAGCGCGGGGTCACCGGCGAGTGCGCGGTCCACGATCTCGGCGACCGGCTTGCGTGACAGCTCGGCGCGCAGGTCGAACCGCGTGCTGTCCCAGGTGTAGGCGGTGTCGCACCAGCCGCAGGCGAGGTTGCAACCGCCGAGCCGGATGAAGCTGGCCCGGCGGCCGGCGGATGGGCCTTCGCCCTGCGCGGTCGGCCCGAATACCTCGGATGCCACCAGGGTGTCCGATGTGGCTGGAGCAGTCGCGGTCACGCGGACCACCCAGCCCGGTTGACGTGGGTCTCGCGCACCTCGACCGCGGTGACCCGGGCTCCGGGCACGCGCTCGAGCTCGGCCAGCAGTCCGGCCGCCACGGCGGCGAGGTGGGCGGCCACGTTCTCCACGGTCGGCCACCCGGGGACCTCGGTCACCTTGCAGCCGTGCTCGCGCAGCAGCGGGACGAGCGGGTCGTCCGGCCCGAGCAGCACGCCATGGTCGAAGTGCTCATCGATCCAGCCGCGCAGGGCCTTCTTCAGCGGACCGAACTCCACGACCACGCCGTTCGGGTCGACGTCGGCGGCGGTGACGGTGATCTCGGCCCACCACGAATGCCCGTGCAGGGACGTGCACTTGCCGGGCAGGTGCGGGAGCCGGTGCGCGGTCTCGAAGTTGTGGGCGATCGTGACGGTGCTGGCCATTCAGGACACTCCCGTCACGGTCGCGCCGGACTCGCCGTCCTCGGACACCTCGACCTGGGTGGGCTCCAGCTGGTAGCCCTCTTCCAGGACGGTCCACAGGTCGCGGGCGAGGTCTTCGCAGCTGGCCGAGCCGCATTCGCGCGGCCCGGTGCCCCACCACGCGCGGATGATGTCCTGGAGGTCGTGGAACTCCACGTACCGGTCGTCGTGGGCGACGGCCACGTGGGCGGTGATGCGGAAGAGGTGGCGGTGCCGGTCGGCCAGATAGGACCGGCGGCCGGTCGCGGCGGGCCAGTGGTGGAAGCCGGGCAGGGTGACGGTGGTCCACACGGTGGTCACGAGGGCATCAGCTCGCCTTCACGGTCGTCGCGGGCCGGGTACGGGTCGTCGCCGAAGTCGGCGTGCCGGTCCTGGAGGGCGCGCCAGACCGCGAGGGTGTGGGTCATGGCGTCGGCGTGCATCTGGCAGGCGACATCACGGTTGGCGTTCTCGCTGTAGAGGAACCGGTGCCCGAGTTCGCCGAGGCGCCGCAGGGCGGCGGACTCGGTCCGCACGGCCGGGTACCGCAGGGAGTTCAGCCACGAGGAGGAGTCGCAGGAGTCCGGCGGGCAGGGCAGACACCACTCGCAGGCGGACAGGCCGAGCACGTGGACCCACAGGTGCGGGTACTGCCGGCGGCGTTCCCACATCGTGTGCAGCAGCCGGACCCGGGTGGGGTGGTTGGCCTGCACGACGTTGCCGAAGCACAGCCGGTCGTAACCGCGGGCGAGGTCGTCGAAGTAGTCCCAGCCGTCGTTGAACGGGTGGTAGACCGGAATCGGGTTCAGGCCGAGGTCGTGCAGCCGGGCGCGGGTGCGAATCTTGTTCTCCCGGCCGCCCTGGTCGAGTTCGATGTAGCCCCAGAGCCGGTCTTCGTACTTTGTGGCCAGTTCGACGTACCGGTCGAAGAGCCGGTCAAAGCCCTGGATCTCGTCCGGCGGCAGCGCCAGGGCCTCATCCATCGAGCAGCCGGTGGCGCGCTTGTGCTCGTTGGTGAGGTTGAAGATGCCGGAGTCCAGCAGGATCATGTGGCCTTCGTCGAGCAGGCGCACCATCCGTAGTTCCTGGCTGCGGTGGTACAAGTCGTTGACCGCGAGCAGCAGGTGGCGCGGGTACGCCGAGGATTCCCCGGCGGCGAAGTAGATCGGTGTGTCGCTGCGGTCGAAGGCTCCGCCGGCTGTTGCGACGATGCCGGTGCCGGTCACGGGCGCACCTCGAAGACATGCCAGACCAGGTGCCCGATCCATGCCTGCGCGGTCGCCACGTACTCGGCCTCCCCGGCGGGCATCGGGTTGCCGGTGCCGACGATCGCGACGGTCCGGTCCTCGGGCTCGGCGGCCGGGTCGACCTCGGCCCAGAGGGCCAAGTGGCCGTGCTGGAGCTGCGCGGTCAGCAGCCGCGCGCCCGCGGGCATCTGCAAGGTCTGCCGGTCGGCGATCTCCAGCGCGTACTTCCAGATCGTCGTCATGCCGCCCTCCCCGTTTCGGCCGGAGTGGAGAGCACCGGGTCGTTCCCGGTGATCCGCTTCCACTTGGTCAGCAGCCACCCGGCCAGGTACGGCAGCGGCTGCACCATGACCACGCGGTGCTCCTCGGCCTTCTGCGCGAACGGCGCGAGCATCGTCGGGTACGGCCAGAACAGGTCGTCCTCACCCAGCAGCGGTGTCCACAGTGGCCAGCCGGTGTGAACGTCGGCCACCACGAGCTTGTGACGGCCGAGGTCCCAGATCTGGCCGGTCGCGGTCTCGTAGTCCGGCTCGCCGACGGTGACCCCGGCCAAGCGCAGGGCCTCCCCCTTGTCCGGCGGGTCGCCCTCGCCGGGCTCGCCCTCCTCGTCGTCGTCCGCGGTGAGCGCGTCTTCCAGCGCCGCGAGGTCGTCGGCGTCGTAGCCGGTCAGGTCGAGCATCTGGGCTTCGCCGAGGTCGTGCAGGACTTCGGCGAGCATCCGGTCGTCCCAGCCGCCCTTGACGGTCAGCTGGTTCGACGCGATGAGGTACGCCTCGGCGTCGTCGTCCGACCGCGATGCCCATCCCCGGATGACCGGCATGAGCCATCGGCCGTCCTCGTCGACCTGCACGCCTTCGGGTGCGGCGCGGCCTTCCTCGGCCCACGCGCGCAGCTGGAGGTAGCGGCCGTGCCCGGCGACCAGGCGGCCGGTGCGTTCGTCGACCAGCGGCAGTTCGGCGAGTCCAAAGTGGCCGATGGAGCGGGAGATGCCGGCGGTGTCGTGTTCCTTGGGGTTCCGGGTCGCGGCCTGGATGTCCTTGATGGGCATGTACTCGACGTAGCGGTTACTCATCGGCATCCGCCGGCGGCCGGGCACGGGATCGGGATCATCGGACTCCTGTCTGTGAACGCTCGAATGGCTCAGTGATCCGGGTGCGACTGCGCTTGTCTTGCTCGCGCGGTCGAGTCGAAGGTTGGTGTCAACGGCGGGCACACCGGCCCACCACCACTCACCACAGGGAGAAACACCATGGCCACCAACGCCACCACCACCGCCCGCAAGGCCCCCGCCGCGACGAAGCCCGCGACCGCGAAGCCCGCCGCCCCGAAGGCGACGACCCCGGCCGAGCCGAAGGCGACCGACGCGAAGGCCCCCGAGGGCACCGCCAACCCGGCCACCACGGCCCCGGCCGACGCGAAGAAGCCCAAGCGCGGCAACGGCGACCTGTTCGACAAGCTGGCCGTTGGCGCCCGGGAGGTCGACCTGATGCCCGTCACGGCCCGGGGTGGCAAGCAGAACCCGCTCGCACAGCTCGTCCAGCGCAGCTTCACCGAGAAGAAGGCGTTCGCGCTCGACCCGATCGCCAACGACCCGAAGACCATCGACGCGGTCAAGGCCGCCGTCCGGCGTGCGGCTGCCCGCAACGGCCTCGGCGTCAACCTCAGCCACGAGGTGCAGGCGGACGGCATGGTCGTCATCTACCTCAAGGGCAAGGTGAAGGCCGAGGCCGCCGGGGGCAAGGCCAAGGCCGCCAAGTGACCTGGTGGCCAACCGGCCACCAAGGGGCCGGGCCGGGGCGTGCGCTCACCCAACCACGACTGAGCCGCCCCGGCCCGCACCCCAACACCCACCACAAACGAAGAGGATCGTCATGCCCAGCAAGGATTCAGACCTGCCCTTCAAGATCGAAGCTGCCCGCCTCGCGTGGGACGGAGCCCACGGCAGCGTCGAAGGGGCGATCACCGGTGCGTTCGACAAGCTCGGCGCGACGTGGAGCTACGCGCCGAACACCGACTCGGCCTCGCACATCAACGTGACCTACGCGCACCGCCCGATGACCGTGACGATCGATGCGCCCGACGACCGGGAACCGGACGGGAAGATCGCGGAGTGGCGCCGCAAATTCGGCGCTGGTCCCGCGCTTGGCGACACCGAGGGCGCCCGGTACGCCAGCCTGCTCGATCTCTCGATCGAAGAGATCGGCGCGGTCGCCGGGAAGCTCGCCGAGGCGCGCCGCACCGGAAACCTTGACGGCGTCCCCGAGGCGGCAGACGACCTCCGGGAAGCGCTCGCTGGCCTGGTTCAGCTGGCCGACCTCGTGGTCGGTGGCTAGTGAGCCACCAACGAAGACCCCGCGCTCACGCGTGGGGTCTTCCCTTTGCGTGCCAGCGGTTTCGACGCACCGTGACGTGGTCCACGGAACACGATCGGAACCGAAGATCGCTGGTCCAACTGCGTCCGCAGAGCTGATCCTGAGATCACCAACGAAACAGACCCGGACAGGTCGCAACGAAGGGGAACCCGATGAACACCAGCACCAGCACCGGCACCCGCACCCGCACCCGCACCTACAACGTCGTGTACGCCCGTGGCGCCGTCCACATCCAGGGCCTTGACGAGCAGGTCCGAGGCGGGCTCGACAGCCTCGACTACGCGCTGACCGCGTGCCCGGCGCTGTCGAAGAACCAGACCTTCTGGGTGTACGCGCTGACCACCACCGACCTCGCTGCGGCCGTGCAGAAGGCCACCGCGCTCGCCGAATCGGGTCAGGTCACGGGCTTCTGCAAGAAGTGTCGCAAGACCGCCCTCGCCGCGCTCCAGGCCGAGGCGCAGGAGATCAGCGACAAGATGCAGAACGCGACCGTCGAGGTGCCCGGCGAGTGGATCGAGGACGTGCCCGAGGATGACGGCCGTCCCGTTTGGACGTTGTCGACCGACTACGACGGCGAAGCCGAAATCTACTACGCCACGGTTACCGGCGACGGCCCGTGCACGTGGACGGTCGGCGAATGCTTCCCGGAAGGCCGGATCATTGAAGACGGGAAGGCTGACACCGTCGAGGCGGCGCAGCAGCTGGCCGGGCAGGCGTTCGCGCGCGCGGTGGCGCGCTGAGCGGTCCCGCTCGCCCTGGAAGCCCTCACGAACTCGTGGGGGCTTCCGCCTATTTCAGGCCCATGTCCTCGACCCAGAACGCGCGCTTGTTCGCCGCGTTGGCTTCCCCTGCCGCACCGGAGGCCAGAATCGTCAAGGTCGTGCCGCCCGAAGCTGCACCGGAGTTGGCCGAGCAGCCGAGCTGGTACGTGCCGTCGGTGGGGACCGTGAAGATCGTCTCCACGATGATCGCCGGGTTGGTGTAGACCTGGTTGATGATTCCCTGGGTCCGGATCACCGGGTCAGCGGTCGAGACCGGCGCACCGACAGCCGAGAGCCGGATATTCGCCGTTCCATTGGGCGGGTTGACCGCGCCGGACGCGTTCGTGTTGAACGTCCAGACCGCCTTGTAGTAGCGGGTCGTGCGCATCCCGGGGATGGTCAGCGTTTCGAAGAGGCCGTCCGCCTGGGTGGTGTTCGTGTCCTGGACGTTGCGCTTGACCAGGCCGAGGATTCCCCGGCGGGCCTCCAGCTCCCAGCCGCCCGGGTACGCCCACTGAAGGGCGACCTGTGTGTCCAGCTGGAGCGTGCGCAGGCCGACGTGCGGATCGGCCGGCAGTGCGGCCGCGTTCGCGACCGGCAGTACCGAGTCCCGCAGCGTCGGCGCGCACGCCCAGAGCGTTGAGGCCGGCCATGCGCGCGCGGTCGATCCTTCACGGCCGCGCACGACGGTGATGGTGTTCGAGGCGCCGGTGTGCGCGGTCGCCCACACGATCTCGAAGTTCTTGTTCGCCGGGTCCTGGAGCGTGATCGGGATGTACAGGTTGGTGGACAGTCCCGATTGAAGAGCCGCGAAGTCCGTCGACACCATCGTGGTGTCCGAAATGGCCGCCGGGTTGGTCAGCTGGCCGAACAGGTAGTTCGCGGGGACCCGCAGCTCGTACACGTACCCTCCCGTTCTCGCAGAGTTGACGGAATGGCGTGCAGAGCTGGAAAAGTCAGTCGTCCCAGACGATCCGTGTCGCGCCGCCGTGGCCGTGGATGGCCTCGGCGGACTCGATGGACGGCCAGAAGACGTTGGACCGGTGCTCGCCGGACCAGTGCACGTTCGCGCTGCCGTCCGGCCACAAGCACCCTTCGGCAATGCCGCCGGTCCCGGAGGCTCCGGTCACGTCGTCATCGCGCTGGAGGTGGAACCGGCGCGAGCGGCGTGGTCGGTCGTCGGGCACGGCGCGCTCCTCCTGGGCTGTCAGCACCGAGTTTGCGAAACGCGGGTTTTCACGCGCGACACCACCGACGCGGTCTGGGTGCCGTGTGGTCCTGGTGATTTCGACCCCCTACCCCCCGGGCGAGCAGCTCGGGCCGCGGCGGTGAATCACCCGAACGGCTCCTTGCTGCCGGCCGCAGCGCGTCCGGGATCGTCGGGTGCGACCAAGTCCACAAACGACAGAGATATGAGGACCAACTAGTGGTCGCAGTGAGGGTGACGGGCAGGTTCGTCGGCCTGTGGTTCGACAACACGTCGGTCGGACAGGGCGTCGAGCTGGACACACCGGAACGACAACTCTTGTGGGAGATCTACCGTGACGCGCCCGTGCGCAGGTACGGACGCGCGGGGTCTGCGCACCTGCTGACGTTCCCGGAATCGCGCGGAGGTCTTGGCGCACTGGAGGATCTGTTCAACTACGCGAACCAGGGCGTGCAGGTGACCGTCGATGACCCGGATGACATCGACACGCATGTGGCGTGCCGTCTGATGGCGGAGCGCGCGCTCGCGGCGATACGTGAGCTGGAGGTCCAGCTTGGCGAACCACCAGGCACGGTGACGTTGTTCGGCATCCACCGCTGACATGAAGACCCCGGGCTGCTGCTCGGGGTTTCCTTATGCGCGGGGCAAAGTATCGCTCGGATGGCTCCTGATCTTGGGTGCGATCACGCGGAGATCCTTTTATAGGACCGGTTAAGCGGTCAACAACCCGGACAGGTTACTGAAGGAGCTACCACGATGTTCGCCAAGATCTTCGCCCACGTCGCCACCCTGGTCACCATCCTGCGCACCGCCACCGTGTTCGAGACCTCGATCATGTCGGTCGCGTACTTCGTGAGCGCGTCGGCCGGGCACGCCGAGCTGCTGGTGGCGATCGCCTACAGCGTCGGGACCACGCTGCACGTGCGCGAGACCTACCACGAGCTGCGCCACGCCGCCTGACCTCGCCGCCGAGGTGGCGCGCCCCATGTGGGCGCCCTGCCTCGGCCGCGAGACCACCCCGAAGCCCTCGGCCTTCCTGGCCGGGGGCTTCGTGTCGTCTCCGTCACCCGCGCGTGGACACCGCCTTGAGTCTCAACGTCGTCACTCGTACGGTGTCGAACATGAGTTCGAGACGACGATGGAGCCCACGCCCGCCGATGGACGGCGAAGCGGTCTGGGACGACGAGCTGCGCCGGTTCGCGACCCCGCCGACGTGTCGGCACGGGCATCCGCTGGACGAGACCATGAAGACTTGGCAGATCGACTGGCAGGAGTACCGCTGTCCGCCCTGCGCGGCGAGCGGTGAACCCGATCCGTTCTTCCGGCTGCGCAAGCCCGCAAGGATCTGAACAGGCGGGTCAAGCGTTGTTGCGGGCGTGCCGGAGGACAGCGAAGACGAAGTAGATCCCGGCGACGATCGCCCCGGCGATGACGAGCTGGACGAGGACGGCGCGGGTGGCGGCCTCGGCGGCGAGGCGGTCCACCGATGCAAGCTGCTGGGCCTCGTCCGGGGTAAGCCACCAGGTCACCGGGCCGCAGATGAACACGGTGATGACGGCCAGCGCGACGGTGACGCCGAGACTGATGCCGATCGTCCGCAGTTCGCGCATGGGCTCGATGCTATCGAGACCGGGTGGCGTTCCACCCTCCTGGGCTGGTCAGGCCGGTGTGCCGGTCGTGACAGCGCTTGCACAGCGGGCGGAGCCGGTGCCAGGCGTCCGGATCGGGTACGCCTCGGGCGACGAGGGACCGGCGGGTCTCGGGGTGGTGGTCGGCCACTGTGGCCGGTCGGTTGCACAGCGTGCAGAGCCGGTGTTCCCGGAGGTAGGCGGCGCGGGTGAGCTGCCAGTCGTGGCCGTAGCCGCGCTGGGCGGCGGTGCCTCGGCGCTGGTCGCCCTCGCGGCGTTGTTCCCGCCGGCAGAGCGGGCACGGGCCGGGCGGGATGGTGGTCCGGCAGGTCGGGCAGACGCGGGGCGGGCTGGTGGGCACGACCCTCGGTCTCCGTGGTCAGTGGCAAGAGACTGCACAACCTGTGCGTGGGCAGGCTTCGGGCAGATTCCCGTGGTTGACGATGATTGCGTCGAGCGAACCGGGCTCTGGTGAAGGCCCTCGCCACTGAAGTGCGATCCTCGCCCGTGCCGTTCGAGTTCCGCGTCCCCGTGCACCCCTGCCGATCATTGGGCATAGGGGTGCTTGCTGTGCACGGTAGTACAGTCACGCCCGCGCGCGCCACCCGGCCCCGTCACGAATTCCCTGTCATATCAAGGTTTTCAGTCGAACTGGCACGGATCTGGCGGCGCTGGGCGTGGTAGGCCAGCACGTCGGCGACCCGATACCGGAGTCCGTCGGCTGTGTCCACTGTGGGCAAACCACGGCGGCGCCACTGGCGGACGGTGTCGGGCTGGACGTCGCACAGGTCGGCGACTTCCTCCATCGTGAGCAGGTCGTCGTGACCGAAGTTCATCGGGCGCGGAGTGACCCACCCCTGGCCGAGCTCGCGGCAGCGGCCGTCGACCTCGCCGCACGCCTCGGCGTCGGCACGCAGCAGGGCCTCGCGGTAGGTGCGGGCGATCCGCCGCGCCCGGTCAAGCGGGCTGTCACCGGGCCACGGCCACGGATCGGCGCGCTTCACGACGCGGCCTGGCGGTCGTGGATCTGGCGGGCGAGATAGACGTTGAGCAGCCCTTCGCCGGCCATTGTGGCCAGATCCTCGCGGGCTTCGTCGGCGAAGTCGTGCCAGGTCAGATGGTCCGCCTGGTGTTCCTGGGCGTTGCGGCGCAGCGCGTTCTCGGCGAGGCAGTGCACGGCCAGCCCGTACAGGTCGGTCACGCCACCGACTCCCCTCGTGCACCGAGCAGGGTGCAGGACTGCTCGTACTCCTCCCAGGTGCAGCGCTGGCCGCAGGACCCGCACCGGATGACGTCGTCGCCGTCAGCGCGCTGCAGGGCGCGGCGGTCGCAGCGCGGGCAGGGCTCGGGCAGGGTGTGGACCAGCCGCAGTTGCCCGGTGATGGCGCGGACGCGGTGGGACAGGTCGAGCAGGATCACCGCGCCGTCGAGGCCGTCGCGGTCGAAGGTGGTCCACTCGTCGAGGATCCAGCCGGTGTGGACGGCGCCGCGTAGGGCCAGCAGCACGCTGATCGAGTTTTCCAGCAGCCGCGCGGCCCGTTCGAGGACGGCGCCGGGGCGGCTGTCGCGCGCGGCTTGGGTGTCCCAGTCGACGTTCAGGACGTCGGCGACGGATTCGGCCCAGCATTGCGCTTCGTGCAGTAGCGCGGCTTGCACGGTCTCGATGCTCAGCGAGATTGGGACGGGCAGTTCGCGGGTTCCGGAGACGAGCTGGCGCAGGCCGTCACGGGTTCCGGCGAGCGCGGTGTCGAGGTCGAGGTAGTCGCGGGGCAGGTCGGTGATGGCCTGGCGCAGGTGGCGGGTGCAGGCGTCGCACAGGCCCTCGGCGGGGTTGATCGGCGCGCCCCGGGTGATGTGCGGGGTGTCGGGGTCGGGTTCGCGCTGCGCGCAGCGGGGGCCGCGGTAGCAGCGGTGCAGCTCGGCCAT